CCGAGCCTGATACAATTCAAAAGTTTCGTCATCATGCTCTTAAATTGATTGATGCTTACATTGCCCGACCAGAGGATAAACGTCCCCCAATGATGTTTGTGCTTGATTCACTTGGCATGCTGTCAACTACAAAAGAAATGGAAGACAGTTCAGAGGGTAAAGAAACTCGTGACATGACCAAGGCGCAGGTCATCAAGGCTGCATTCCGCGTCTTGACTTTGAAATTGGCTCGTGCTAAAATCCCAATGCTCTTGACCAACCATGTGTATGCCGCTGTTGGTGCTTATGTCCCAACAAATGAAATCTCAGGCGGCACTGGTTTGAAATACGCTGCATCAACGATTGCTATGTTATCAAAGAGCAAAGACCGTGATGGTACTGAGGTTGTTGGTAACTTGATTAAGATCAAGATGTATAAGTCACGCATGTCAAAAGAAAACGGCGAGGCTGTTGTCAAGTTGTCATACAAGTCTGGTCTTGACAAATATTATGGCTTGCTTGACTTGGCTGAAAAGGCTGGTGTGTTTAAGAAGGTTAGCACTCGTTACGAACTGCCAAATGGCGACAAGGTGTTTGGTAAGGCGATCAATGATGAGCCTGAAAAATTCTTCACGCCAGAAGTCATGGCTGAACTTGAAAAGGCAGCAAAGCGTTTTTACAGTTATGGTGGCGGTGAAGAAACTCAAGAAACAGAAGTTGTGGAGGCTGAATGATAAACATTGAGGAAATAATTTTTGGCAACCTTATCTACAAGGAAGATTATGCCCGCAAAGTCATTCCGTTTTTGCGCCCAGATTATTTCCGTGATGCCTCGCAAAGAGCAGTTTTTGAACTGATTGACAAATATGTAAAAGAGTATAACAAGTTTCCCAGCAAGGAGGCTTTACTGATTGACCTGCAGTCAAGCAACAAGTTGACTGAGGAACAGTTCAAAAATACCCGCCAGTTGATCGAAACCTTGAAAGAAAGTGAAGATCAAGAACTTGACTGGTTGGTTGACCGCACTGAAGAGTTTTGTAAAGACAAAGCATTGTATAATGCCCTAATGGAATCAATCAAACTCGTTGACAAAAAAGACGATAAGATTTCCGTTGGTTCAATTCCAAAAATATTGTCTGACGCTCTTGCAGTTTCATTTGACAGTAGCATCGGTCACGACTTCCTTCTTGACTCTGATGAACGTTTTGAAATTTATCATAAGCGTGAGTTGAAGGTGCCATTTGATTTAGATTACTTCAATAAAATCACTGATGGCGGTTTGCCAAAAAAAACTTTGAACATTGCTTTGGCTGGAACTGGTGTTGGTAAATCTTTGTTTATGTGTCACTGCGCCGCATACAATTTGCTCAGTGGTTACAATGTCCTCTATATTACTATGGAAATGTCTGAGGAAAAGATTGCTGAGCGTATTGATGCCAACCTGATGGATGTTACTTTGGATGAATTGAAAGATTTACCAAAAGACTCATATGATAGAAAAATTACCCGCATCCGTGAGAAGGCAAAGGGTAAACTCATTGTCAAAGAGTATCCAACTGCCTGTGCTGGGTCGGCAAACTTCCGTCATTTGCTTGGCGAACTGAAGATCAAAAAGAATTTCACCCCTGATATCATTTATATTGACTACTTGAATATTTGTGCCTCTTCAAGAATCAAGCCAAATAGCAATGTCAATAGTTATATGTACATCAAGGCAATTGCTGAAGAACTTCGCGGTCTTGCGGTTGAGTTTAATGTCCCACTGATATCAGCAACTCAAACTAACAGGTCTGGGTTTACAAACTCTGATGTTGGGCTTGAGGATACTTCGGAATCATTTGGTCTGCCAGCGACTGCTGACTTTATGTTCGCACTGATCAGCACTGAAGAACTCGAGCGTATGAATCAAATCCTCGTCAAACAATTGAAGAATCGCTATGGTGATCCTGGTAACAATCGTAGGTTTGTTGTTGGCATCGACAGAGCCAAAATGAAACTTTATGATGTTGAAGTTGCTGCTCAACATAACATTATGGATGATGGACCAGTGGCTGACAAGGGTAAATTTGGCGAGAGAGTCACCGAATTCAAATTCGACAAGACAAAATTCCAAAATTTCAAATAATTTTTTCAAAAAAACATTTTTCGTTTATAAATAGAAGTACACAATGTGGTGCGTGGATATGCGGTTTCTTTCCGTGTAAGTGGCAAGTGTTTCAAACAGAAACGATTGGAATAGTCGAGGCAGCTGGATCACAGCAGGTGGGGTTCCTCTCGATACACGCATCGTGTAGGGGTGTCGACAACGGCACCCCTTTTTATTGCCTCTAAGTTATTGATTCTTTTTGAAATAAAAGACTTTTCTTTATTTCTTGATTGTAGTATTATTATACTATGAAATATGAAAACACTGTGAAGATTGGTGACGTCGTCAAGTCTCTTGACTTCGTTGGTTCAAATGACTGTTATTATGTCGGTCTTGTGACCGCCATCAATGGCGACGGTACGTTCAAGGCTGACACGATCAAACGTGTGTGGATGGGTGCGGTCGACAATGGGTTCCCGTCTGCGACTTTCGTCGCTCCGCTCCCTGGTCATCACTTTGCTGATGACTTGATGTTCCCTCGTGTGCAGGTGCTTGCCTAATGGATATCAATACTCGACATGGCGGTCCGTATGACCGTGGCTCGGCTGACAGTTACTATCGTCGTGGACGCAAGCCGCATTATTATGTCGGCGGCACTTACAGCAGCGAAATCGTAACTGAAGAGCGCATGACTCTTCAAGAAATCAAGGAGTACCACCTCGGTTTCGACGAAAACGAAACGTCTGGCGATTTCAAGGAGTGGTAAAATGAAGTTTGCAGAATTTTTACTTACTACAGGTTGGGGGCGTTTTGCCCTTGTGGTTTTGTTTTTTGCTCTTATTTGGGTTGAACAACTTATTTGGGCTTGACTTATTTTTTCAAAAACCATATACTCTATACTATGATTACAAACAACAAAATGTACGCAGAAGCAGTTGACATCGTTTCAAACGTTGACCACGTTTTGGTTAACGAACGAATCAGCACCCTTGACTCAAAAAGTCTTTATGATTTCGCCGAAAAACTTGAACGTGCTAGAAATTTGATGCTGACGCTTGGCGACCGCACTTACCGCGAAGAACGTAAGGCTGCTGATGTTGGTTTCACGGAGATATTCTAATGGGTTTTTTCAAAGAATTAGAAATTGAAGTGATCGAAATGTTTGTGATTGATGGAGTTCACGAAAGTCAAATCGCAAAAGTCACTGGATTGTCATTGATTGAAGTTTATGATATCCTTGAGCGATATGAACGAAGTGACTATGACTATGACTATGACTATGAAGAATAATGCAAGTTTCTAAAGAGACAATCTGGCACTTTGTTTGTGACTCTTGCCGCAATTGGTGGAGCATTGCAAGCAGTGATGATTGGAAGCCGAAGGAATTATATTGTCCGCATTGTGGACTGAAACAGAGTTTTGAATAATGTCTCTTTGGAGAAAGAGACAAATTGCAGAAAAGGTAAAGGAAATGTCATATCAAAGTGCATTGACGGCTGCTGGCGCAAATGTGATTGCGTTTCAGGAGTTTGGTGACTGGCAAGGTTCATGGGTTGCTCTTGTTGAATACAAGGGTGAGCGTGGTTGGGTGCGAGGTTCATTCGGATCCTGCTCTGAATGCGATGCATTCGAAGCGGAATTTGGTTGGGATGCTGACGAGGAAGAGGACTATCAAGAACGTCTTGCCTCTTTTGGTGAATCGTATTTGGGTGGACTGCAAACAACTGAGCAGGTTGCCAAATACTTTGATGTTGATGCTGAGTGGGATTCTGATGCTGAAGAAGCCGCAAAGTGGATTCGTGAAATCGCTGAGCGGTATGGAGTGGTGTGATGAACAAACGAATTGAAAACCTTGCTTTGGATGCAGGATTGCTAAACTATTTTGACAATGAAACTCCGCGAAGATATTTCATCCCTCATATTGATCTTGAGGAAGTGGAAGATTTTGCCAAGTTGATTGTTCGAGAGTGCTCTAGCATAATTGAATCTCAGGACGTTGATCCTGCTTTCAAAAGTCGTATAGCATGGGCTGTCAAAGAACATTTTGGAGTTGAGTGATGGAATACACGCCAGACACTTGGGTCGTTCTTCGAATTGTCAGCATCAAAGATGACAATGCGATTTTCTATCGTTTGCTGTCTGGATGGATTGGTGGATATGCTCAATCTGATGCTTGGAGATTGAACAGT